CACTAAGCTGATCACCTGCGATACGCTTGAGCTCCTGTATAGGTATGCGCTTGATGTGTCCCGCGTACACCAGGTCCCCGAAGTTGGGGTCTTCTGTGTAGCTGTGCAGGAACGTAGAAGGGTCTACGTACTCTATGTCGATACCCTTGTTGGGGTCGTTGTTTCTCTTGACCACGGCCATACCCAAGGAGACGATGTCCATCACGGCCCTCCTGAAGGTGCTGTCGTTGAAGTTGGCCCAGTCGAGCGTCAGGCTCGTAGCCAGCTGTGCAGCCACCTCTGCGTCGGTCTTGATGTTCGTGTCCATAAACATCTCCGCCTCTTCGAGAGTCTCGGGGATGCTGTCAGGATCCATATCGAGCACCACACCCGTCATCTCCTTGAGCGCCTCAAGCTCCTTGCGGGCCTGTACCTGCATTTTGATGCGCTCCTTCTCCTTGTTCTTTTCGGAAGAAGAGATAGGATCGGTAGACTCTAGGTTGGGGTACGGATCTCTAGATAGGATCTTGTTCAGTACGATCTTTACGAACTTAGGCAGTATAGGTACTGGCGTGTAGTCTAGGTTCAGCAAGCTTCCGTCGCCCTTCTCTGGAGACAGAGAGTTTAGCAGCTGCTTGTAGATAGTCGTGTCCTGCGTACCGTTTGCATAATCTCTGCTTCTGCTGAATATCTTATTCCTTCTTCCGTACAGAGAATGAGTATCAGTGGATTGTCCCCACTGAGAATACATAGCCTTTGCATACTGAAGCCCATAAGACTTATCCTGCTTTACAGAATAATCCGCGAGAGGATCAGGGAACCCCTTCTTGTGTGAGTTATTACTGCTATACATTGGCACAAATATAATAAATCAACCGATTGGTTTATAGCGTCTAAAAAACTTGCGCTCGGTGAAATCGCTCTTCTCTTTAGGCTTTGACTTCTGGGCAGCCAGTAGGGCTAGACCAGAACTTATCGTAAGGTCAAACCTAGTACGGTCGTTGATCTTAAATCCTATCCAGTCCTCCAGCGTCCTGTTAAGATACATGTTGCCTACGTTGCCCGTGTCGTAGTTTATACCTACGTGGTCGTACACGTACTGCTCGATGGCGTGGGCATGAGCCTGTATCACATCCTGTGAGTTCGACGGTATACCCTTTGTCTTCACGTTCATCTTGGAGTTGGCTGCCTTAAGGTGGTCAGGCCTGTCCATCAAATATCCGTCGTAACCCCTTGATTCAAAGTATCTTACGATACCGTACTTGTTGTTCTCCACGAGGAGTGGGTATCCGTAGAAGAAGGCAGCCATGAGTACGTCTTCGTAGAATATCTTGGCCAGGTCTGGACGTGAGGCATACTCAAGGACGAACATATTAGAGGGGTTCTCTATGTGGAACTTGTTGTACAGATGCAGTGCCCCCTTAGATCCTCTGCCGTCTAGCGTAGAGTCTAGGTCGTAAGAGTCAACACCCCCGCACCCTCTGTCGCTAAATGGAGCTATCCTCTTACCCCTGTCCATCTTCATGACGTTTCTCTGTTCCTGTGGCGGCATCCAGGATACTCTAAATCTACCGTTCACGTCGGGGGAGAACACCACCTCTTTGTCTTTCTCCTTCCAGATGAAGTTACCCTTTACGACGGGATTCGGGAACAGCTCGTCGTTGTGTTCTATCTGCTGATAGATCTTCCCTATGTTAAATAGGCTTCCGTCTATGCTATCCCTGAAAGCCTCGTCCGTGGTAAACGGAAACTGTCTTACCACCTCGTTAAGTTCGGACGGATCGTGCTTGAGGCTATCCCTCTCGTTCTTTAGATACTGCCTCGATCCCTGAACAATGCTATCGCCGTCAAGACCATCCACAGGGTTATCAGGATTTTCAATGACTGGATGTCCGTAGACATCGAAAAAGCCTTCAAGTGACCTATCGGCTGATATAAATAGCCTATACAGGCCGCTGCGTGTTCTACCATTTGCGTTTCTTTCGTTTGGGTTTGAGTCTTTCCATAGATCCTTGTACTCCTTCCCACCCTTGTTCATCGGATTCACGGTGCTTCCCACCAGTGCCTTTCCCACGATTTTTCGCCCTACGATCAAACACGTCCGTTGAATCCTCCAGGCGTCTCTTATGTCTGTAGGTTTTTCCCATTTTCCTGCCTCGTCTAGATATAGTATGTGGAGCTTCTCTCCGTCATACGCATTGTTTGTTGTGTTTTTCCAGTTGATCACAGTGTTGAGCGCTTCGCCCGTCTGTGAGGTCTTGTTGTTCTTCGTGATCCTCTTGCTGGGCTCCCTGAACGCCAGCTCCATACGTGGGTTTGTGGTACCGTCTTGTATAGGCTTAAAGAAGAAAGGGTAGTGCCTGAACATATACACGGCCTTCTTCATAAAGATGTTCTCCTGTGCGTCCTTACCCGTCTTGGACTGTATACCCAGTAGCTTGTCTTTGACCTGTGTAGCCTCGTCTACCAAAACGGCGGAACAGATATTCGTGTATCCACTCCGCCGACACTTGGTGTATAGCTGCCCTATGCAGCGTGGGTCCGCCTCACACGCCGCCAAATGTATGAAAATTTCTCTCTGAAACGCTAGGAAGCTCGGGTGACCTATGTCCATCCGAGTCCACTGAAGCATCATGTAATGCCTGCCCGTAATATACGTAGGCTCACCGTTATTATAGAACCAAAAGCCTTCACGCCTACGTCTAAACTCCTCCTCGATATACGGACGAAACTTCTCTCTGAACTCTCTGGGGGTCTCGGCCCACTCGTCCATACTCTTAATCCTAGACAGCTCCTCAGGCATAGACTCCCGTGTCCACAGCTGCAGGTTGTCTGGCTTTCCATGTCCCGCAATTTGCTTTTTGGTCGGCTGAGTGGGAAGTGCAATGAGTATATCACCAAGTTGAATAATTTCACCTTGTGTACCCTTGGGACAAATCTTGATAACTGCCTCATCGTATTCTTCTATGTTTACCAGTGAACTCAAAAGTATGGCTGATTGGCAAGGAACTCAAGCCAGTCTAAAACCGTGACGATTCCGTCCCCGTCGAGGTCATACTGGTTGTTATCGGTACCGAACGAATTGTAGAACCCTGCGACCTCCTGCATAAAATCAAGAAAGTCTTGCATCAGAATACCTGACCCCACCTGTTGCTTTTAAAGCTAGGGGCTCCCTTTTTAGGGTTCTTAAGAACCATGTTCTTTTCGCAAGGACACTGGATCTGGTGCTGAGCTTTTCCCTCAGCAAACTTTATGGTGACCCCAGACTTTTCGTCTTCGTGGTCGCCGCACTCACAAATATATTCAGCCATTGTATTTAATTTAGTACGCCCGACAGGATTCGAACCTGTGACCGTCTGCTTAGAAGGCAGATGCTCTATCCAACTGAGCTACGAGCGCATGCAGTTATCTGCTACGTCTACGCTTGGGCCTGTTGTTGGCCCTGTTTTTTGATTGAGGTTGAAGTGTGGTTTTATCAGACGTACCTACATGCGATTCATCGAGACCGTCACCGTTTCCGTAGTTATTCTTACGGCGGTTGACTTTATTCAAAGCTGCTCTGTACTTCTTGGCCTTTCCGCCCTTTCCGTACTTCACATACTCTTTCTTGTAGTCTCTTTTTTTGAGCTTCATGGTACAAAGATAACAAATTGTTGGGGCGGCGGGATTTGAACCCGCGACTTCCTGTGTATAAGACAGACGCTCTAACCAACTGAACTACGCCCCAGTTGATAAGCCCTATATGCGCAGAGGGCCGTCTGACGAAAACCAACAACTTAATCCTCGATCTTGTCGTTCCAGGAGTCCTCCCAGAACTTGTATTCTGTTTTATTGTATTGCCATACTATTTGTTTCCAATCATTTAGAGAATCTTTCAGCGAAACCTCCGCTGTAGTCTTTTGCTTCTTCGATGCCTCCATTACTGTGTAGGTCTTTGATCATTTGCTCCAATCGTTGTCTCTCAACGATTAGCTCCTTGCAGTCTGTAGCGGTCTGCTTGATAGACTGCAGCTCTGCCTTACGTGCGCTTCCGTTGATCTCAGGATCTACGGGCTTCTTGATCTCGTCGATCATATTATCTATAGCGTCCTCCATGCTGTTCATGAGGCGCTGGGCCGCATCAACCGTTGTGAACTTCTTCGACATAGAGTAGATCTTCGGTACGTGTCCTGTAATATTCTGTCCCGTCTATGGTTATCCTGTAGTCTCTGTTCTCCTTGAACCCGACTACATCACCTACGCTCAATCCAATCTCCTGAATCCCGCTAGACGTAAAAGCGACACGACCTTTTGTAGGTAGCGCCTCTTTAAGTTCGACAACTTCGATAACATCAGACTTTGTTTTTAGTTCTTCCTGTTCTACGGGCTCAAGCAGTGCCCAGCCCGTTAGCGGACGTATAGAGCCGTCATCTTGACTCTTGTACGCTATCGCCTGGTTGTTGATGGCCTCCTCGTTGTACTTCACAATATAGTGATCATCGTCACCCGTAAGAACCTGACCGCCCTGCATAACCACAAGGTGGTGAAAGTAAAGGGTGTCTCCAGGCTTCACGCCCGTGTCGTATTTAAAAGGAGACGCTACGACGGGGCCTTCAGTTACCCTGTGATTGAACTCACCCATCTCGTCCCATTTGCTGTCTACGTACAGCTCCGTACCGTCACTCATAGTGATGGTGTCGTTGACCAGCTTTTCGAGCTTTACAACGAAGAAATTAAAAGTTTTCATTTAAATGTATTTAATAGCTAGACGAAGGGGCGGAACCTCCTCCCCCTCCTCCTCCCCCACCGCCTCCAGAATATCCTCCACCGCCTCCACCACCCGATGAAGATAATGAAACTCTGGGTGCGTTTGCAAGAAAATCTTGCTGTTTTAATTCATTCTGTATCTTCACTACTTTTTCTGCAACCTCTGGGTTGGCGGCTATAAGTATAGAGTGTGGGGTGCTTACATGCCTAGCCCCTACCATAGCTCCCTTAGAGACGTGGACATGGTAAGGACCTCTGTACGGACTTCCGTCAGGCAGTAGGAACTCAGTCCCGTTTGTTATCAATCCTTCTCTAGTCATTATGGAATTATCGTAAAGTCCCACTGAAGAGTATTAGGGTTGTTCTGAGTGTACTTGTTTCCTGGAATGTAATGAGCCCTGAGATTCTTAGACTCTATCTTACCCTTGTTTAGATAAGTCTCTCCGAAGATGGGGACACCCCCTACTAGAGTGGTTTGACTGTTGTACGGGAAAAACGGCTGAACGATAGGGTTGGTGTACTTGGTAAAAATATTTGTAGCCCTGTCGTTTACGCCAAAAATCACCAATACTGTCCCGTCCCCCAGGTCCGTAATGCTGCTTATAGTCAAGGTGCCGTAGTCCCCCGCAGCCACAAAGTTGATCCCGACTTGCGAGATATTTGCGGTGCCGTTATCGCAGCCTATGTATCGGCCCTTCTGACTTATTATCCTACATTCGTTGGCCAACTGGGGTGGTACGGCCTGGCCTGCATATTGGGTAAATACAGGAATGTTTGTGCGAACCCATGGCGAACCAATAAGGCTTACTCGGGGATATACTGGGAAGTTGCATTCTGGATATGTGCTGGACTGCAATAGTTCCAATAGATCAAAAGACACGTCGTCATTACTGCCGTAAGGTGTGGTGAGAAAGCTCTGCTCCGTATCTATCAGATCTGGAGCAAACCACTCCCATATAGTACTGGGTGGCAAAACCTTTCTGCCGCCGTTTCTTTTTCTACCCTTATATCTAGCCATGTCAGAAGTTTAAGTCGTATTCCAAAATACAGGGCATATCGTCTATAGACTTCCATAGCGTCTGCCCGTCATCGTTTTGAATGTAAACAAGGTATCTCTTCTTGCTGTATCTGAAGAGGTGCTCATCGTCTAGGACTATAGCGCTAACCTTTCCCGACCCCGCACGCATGCCCACGAAGTACGCCATAGCGTCCTTGGGGTCTCTACCTATTACAATCTTTCTAATAACGCCGTCCATCAGTTTAATGAAATATCCAACCCTCCGAGTAGATCATCTAAGTCGTTTGTATTTTTAGACTCTTCGTAGCTAGTGTTTATAAAATCAAGCATGGTATCCAGCTCCTCTCGACTGTCTACTATGTAGTTATACATAGCCTTCATATTAGAAGTGTTGTCGTCTATAGGCTCCAGAAGACCAGCCACAAAGATAGAAAGAACTCTGTCTCTCATTTCATAGCGGTCCACCAGGTTGTCTATCTCAACCAAAAGCATCTGAAGTTCTATCAAAAATTCTTCTTCTTTCATATCTTATGGGTTAATTTAGTGAAATGCCAAGAAGCAAGATCTCTAAGAAGAGGATGTTCCGTGACTTTGCTCTACAAGATAGCAAATATATCAAGAGGAACTATCTAAAGAAACTTAAGAACGTAAAGAGGCTGATGGTGCAGGTTAGTAATCTGAGGTTCAGCCACATAGAGTTTCTTCTATGGGCCTACGACCTGCAGTTTTTTACCATAGACTATGCCTCGGAGGAGCTAGATATGAACAAGAACAATCTGGGGAACAGGGTGATATACCCTTTAGTCAAAAAGGGCTACATATACAAGCACTTCGACAAGCTCACGCCCTCCGACACATACGAAGACCACCTCTTCAGGGACGAGACCAAGTACAACTACAGGGTACGCTACGCTATTACGCAGAAGGCCAGGCTACTTATTCAGAGAATGTACAGAGAGCTGGAGGCTTAGTCTTGTAGCTGCTTGATAGAGTTGGCAATACATTTCGCGTCGAAGGCGGTGGCTACACGATTAGACCAACCCTGAACCTCAAGCATGTCTCCCTTAAATCCATTCCCCCCCAAACCGTCACCCCCTATAAATGCCATGTGGAATTGAGCGTCGTGGAGATTGCCTTGTGTTTTTGCTATTAAGTCTCCATTGATGTTGTAGAACAATACGTCATTGTCGCCCTCGTTTACAATAATAAGACACTCTACGTCAGTGCCAAACGTATAGCTTACAGTGCTGTTGCGCGTGTTATTTAGAGCTATTGTCTCTTCAGCCACCCTGGCGCTATTAGGCTTCAGTAACAACCCCGCGCCTCCTGCCTCAATACCGTAATAAGCGGCCTGAGAGGAGGCTGTAAACAGGTAAGAGTCTGCACTATAGTCTCCGTCTACCCATGCAAAGACAAGGGTGTATGCGGTCGAATTGTCAGGTGAAAACGAAATTGTGGAATCTAGATCAAGGCTATCGCTTGCATCAAACCTCATACTGGCTGAGACACCGTTAAGCTTTGAGTTCTGCGTCTTTCCCCTGTAGACGGGTTGTTTAGCGCTAGTGGTTTGAGAGGCGTTTGCTCCTTTTCTGTTGGTAGAAGAAGCCACTTTGGAGTCATCGGAGGAAGATAATTCTCCGTGTTGACAAATATGAAGATCAAGTCCCATGAATAATTATTTATGCGGGGGGTATGCTAACTGAAGCGGAGGTGACGGGGTCTGAATCCTCAAACCCATCGCCCTGTAGAGTTACAATCACGCTAAAGTTTTGAGAAGAAGCTGTTGTTATGTCTGATGCAAAGTCGGAGGTAAGGTCGAGCAGGTCTGCTCCATTGACCCCCAACAAAGCAGCGCCGCCACCAGTTGGGTCAGAATCAGATGTAGATGCGGATGCGGCCATGATTCCCCCCGAAGCACGAAATACATTTAATGTAGCCGTTGTACTCGCAAGAACGTCAAATTCGTCAGCGCCTAGCCGTTGAAGAGTAACAAATGCGTTGATGTCTGGATTGTCCAATATCTCTGAATTGCTGAAAAGATCGTTTGTTCTCTCTCTCGTCGAAACCTGAGGGATTATAAGCAAGAGAACGTTTTCATCGTCTGATCTTGCCAACATACTTGCTGCTGTAATCTCTAGCTTAAACTTTGGAGTTACTCCACCTCGATAAATTTCAGTGCCTAGCCCTAACATTATCCGCTACAGCTTTCGCAGTCCTCGGGTGCATCGAGGTTGCAGGTTATCTCTCCAGACTTGACTTTGTCTTCTTGCTTTTTCAGCTTGTCTTGATCCAAGAAGCTGATGTCGTCGAACTCTTCCTCCATAGTTATAGTGCTTTACCGAATATTACTTTATAATACGTCTTTCCTTCATCATCTCTACAAGCCTTGAGGCAGCGACCACGATTAATGCCATCATACACGTAACTAACGTGCACCCAATCAGGATTGTCTTCAGTACCA